TGGCTTCATCGCCGCCGACGCTTTGCCGCAAGGCCGCCTCTGCCGCTTTGACTTCCTGTGCGCTGCCGTTTGCCGCCGATGACATTGCAGCCCAGGCGCGCGCCAGTTTGTCGGTGTCGTCGCCCGCGTCTTTGGCGACCACGGCAAAGGCCGCTATCGCCTTGCCTGCCTTGTCGCTGATGCCGCTGGCGTATTGTTCGGCCTCAAGGCCAAGGGTTTTCAGCGCCGCGTTCAGCCCGGTACTGACGGCGGTGACGCCGCGCACCATCGTCTGCGCCAGCGCGTCTGCCTCCGCTTCGGTCAGGGTGCGCGTCGCTTTCCATCCCTGATAGATGCGGTCAATCGCCGCCAGCGCCTCCGTGCTATCGACTTTGGCAAAGGCGTTTTGCAACAGTCCCTGCATTTGTCCGGCGGTCAGTTCGGTCTGGCTCACGATTTTTTGCAGGGCGTCGGTGACGGCCTTTTCGCCGTCCGTCATCTGCCGGTAGGTTTGCGGGACTTCGGCGCCGAGCGCTTTGTAAGCATCAGCGAGCGCCTTCACCTCATCGCGCGTCATCCGTACTGACAGGCTTTGTTTCTCCGCAGTCTGGGTCGTGACGATGCCGAGTTCCTTCACCTGCTGCGCTGTTTCCGCCAGCAGTTGCTTGGCTTCTTCGCGGGTGATTTTGAACTGGTCTTCGAGCTGATGGATGTAGCGCTCTGCTTCGGCCAACGCCGCCGGCGAAGTCAGGTTCTTCAGCGATTCTTTGACCGTTTCGACCTGCTCGCGGGTGAGTTTTGCCGAGCCTTGCCCCAGTTGCGCCAAGCTGTTCAGAGTCGCGCGCGCCGCCGTATCTATGTGATTTGCCGCGTCCAGCGCAGCCTTGTTTTGCGTTTCCAGCGCCTCAATGGCCTTTTGCGAGGTGAGTTCGGCGTTGCGTTTGGCGATGGCGTCTTTCAGCTCTTTTTCACGCGCTGTCTGCTTTTCCAGCTCGGCGGTAACCTTGGCGAGTTTCTCGCGCTGGCTGTCAATCAACGGCAAGTGGTCTTTGACGGCCTCGCCTATCTCGCCCCAGGCGCCCGCGCCCTCCTGCTGGATGCGCAGCATGGCGGCACGGCTTTTTTCGACGGCGTCAGACACCGACGTCAATGCCTGCTCGGCTTTGCTGACGTCCAACGGGACGCCGCCCTGTGCCTGCGCCTTAAAATCCTGGTATTGCTGGTTGGCGTCCTTGACCGCCGCCTCCATATCACGGATGCGCGCTGTGGTCTCGTCCACTTTGCCGCTCATCAGAGCAAAAGCAGCAGCGCCTGCGGTGATAATGGTGGCAAGCGGGTTGGCACGCACCAGCGCTGATAGCGCTCCGGCGGCGCCACGTAAAGCAGTAGTCGTTGCCGCTGTGGCGACGGCCTGCGCCCGCATCGCTACACTCATCCCGGCGGATGCCGCCGAGGCGGCGGCAACCTGCGCACGGTAGGCGGCGAGCGCCGTGGTCACACGGGTATAACCGGCGGTGAGTGCGCTGGTCGCCGTCGTCCCCTCAACACCCAGTACGCGCATCGCTCCCGAGAATGCGATAGATGCGGCCTTGGCGGCGGCGAGTAAGGTAACAAAGCGGGTAATCTGCGGGTGGGTCGAGGCAAACTTCAGCACTTCGCCCGCCATCCCGGCAAAGCCCTGGGCGCCGCTGGCGACTACCGGCAATAGCTGACTACCGAGCTCTTTTGCAAGGTTGCCGATGGCGATTTGTGCCTGTTCCAGCTTCTTCTCGGTGGTATCCATTTGCGCGGCAAACTCGTTTTGCATCGCGCCCGCTGTCCGCGTTTTGTCGCCGACAAGGCCGAGCTGGCGGTCGTACTCGGCAAGCGAGCCGACCATGAGCGAGATGTCGTCCGCATATTCCTGCCCGAAGAGTTTGGTCAGCGTGATTGCGCGCTGTTGGTTATCTAGTTTTTCGAGGCTGCCCAAAAATTCCCGTAGCGCCGCCTGCGGGTTGGCACGGATATTCTCGGCCAAGCGATTAGCTGAGAGGCCGAGGTCGTCCAACCCCTCGGCAAAGCCGCTCACGCCCTGTCCGCCGGTTTGCAGACGGTTGAGCAGCGAGTTGATGGCGGTGGCGGCGGTTTCCGGGCTTTTGCCTAGCGCGATGAATGAGGCGGTCAGCGCTGCGGTTTGCTCAGTCGCCAAACCAAACTGGCGCGCGCTACCGCCGATGCGGGTCAGCGCTTCAACAATCTCGCCTTCCCTGGCAGCGGTGTTGTTGCCGAGGGTGTTGATGGCATCGCCCAAGGCGCGTACTTCCGCCAGCGGGATTTGAAAGACGTTGGCGAGTTTTGCCGCGCTGTCGCCCGCTGCTTCTGCCGTCATGTCAAACGCCACCGCCATTTGTCCGGCAAGGCGCGTAAATTCTGGCAGGTCCTCAAAGGCGACGCCCAAACGACCACCTGCGGCAGTGATTTCGGCCACCGCCTCCGGCACCATGCCCAGCTCAATGGCCAGTTCTTTCACCTGTGAGGATAGACGAGCCATTGCCTCTGGCGTGGCATCAACGGCTTTTTTCACGCCCGCCATCGCCGCTTCAAACTCAACCGCCGAATGAACGACACCAGCCAGGCCGCCACCAGCAGCGACGACTTCGGCGAGACCTTGCGCCATGTCACCGAATCGCTCCGCCGATTCTTCGGCGGTCTCGCCCACCTCGCCAAGTTGTTCGCGCAGCTCGCCAACGCGCTCGGCGTGTAGTTGGGTGGCACGCGCAAGTTCTTCTTCTGTCAGTGTTCCGCTGGCGCGCAGCTGCTCCAGGGCGTGGTCGAGTTGGGTGATTTCCTGACGGGCGCGGTTATCGGCATCCAGCCCGATAGTAATGCGCGCGCCTTCAAGGGCAGAGAGTTCATGGCTGACGCTGCCCAGTTGGCGCTCAAGGTCGGCAAGCTGTTCGCTGTAGAGTTCTGCCGCCCGCGTCAGTTCTTCCTGCGTTAGATCGCCCTGCTCCTGCAACAGCTGATAGGCGGCTGCAACTTTCTCGATGCGTTTTTTAACTTCCTCATCCCCTGCAAGCCCAAGCGTGATTTTGGCTTCGGTGATTTTGCGCAGCTTCTCCGCCTCGGCGCTGGTGGCATTGAGCTGGTCACGCAGTTTTTGCGCATCTTCGCTGACCGACTCCAGCCCGTTTGCCTGTGCCTCCTGTCTCAACCGGTTCAGCTCAGCGGTGAGTGTCTGCAACTGGCGCTCAAGGTCTTCGGTGTTGCTTCCCGCCGCCTTGAGTTCGTCGATAGTCTTTTGCAGCGCATCAATGTTCGCCCGCGCGTCGATTTGCAGGGCTACGTTCAGTTCTGTTGCCATGTTCTTACATCCATGCCTTGACGAACGGTGCGGCCATCAGCAGCATCATGCCGAGGGCGACCAGCACCAACGAGATTCCAATACACGCCCGCACAAACGGGCTGGCGTAGGTTTCCACTTTCAAACCCTCCTTCGGGTGAATTTGTACACGGGTTTTGCTATACTTCATTTGCTTTCATTCCCTTCTCCAAGGTGTGATATGAAGAAACCCCGCGAAGTGCCAGCCTCGCGGGGTTTTGTCCATTAAAAAAGCCCCCGAGGTCGGGGGCTGCTTAAAAATTCGGTTATGCCAAGATACGCGGCTTGTAGTGCTTCTGCGCGCGGCTTCTGCCTTCGTCCATCACTTCGTCGGGCAACATCAAATGGAACAGGGATTCATGCAGTCCGTCCCAAATCGCACCACTGCCGTACAAAATGTCGTTGGTCAGGTCGAGGGTAGCGCGGGTTTCGGCAAGCGTCGCTTTCAGCCTTTCATGCGCCTGTGCCGTGAGGTCGCGCAGGCGCAAGAGTGCTTTTTTCTGCTCCTCAAAGCGTAGCCGCCCGACGTGCATCAGGCCGATTGCCGCCACTTGATGACTGCGGATATAGTCGGCATCCTTGTCTTCCGGTGGCGGCAAGAGTTCACCTTCCAGCGCCAGGCGGTGAATGTACTCGACCGCCAGCGGCAACTGCTCCGCCGGGATTTCTTCAATGTGGGAGACGTTGAAACGCTGGTGAATGAGGCGGTAGGCTTCGTCGTGCATCAGCCCGCGCTTGGTGGTGAGCATCGTTACCGCCTGGCGCAGTCCAGCACGTTCGTCCGGCGTGGTTCGGCGGGGCGTTTCGGGCTGTCCGTTGGCGATTGCATCGAAAGTGCGAATGACTTTGAGGAAGAACGCCGGGCTTATCCAAGTGGCGTAGGCATACACCAGCTCTTTGCAGACAAAGGTTCCCTGATTTTTGCCACCTTTGATAACTTGGATAACCTGTTGATTTTCTTTCGATGCTGGATTTCCAGCATCGCCCAATTCTGCTATTAACTCAGATACTTGCTGTAAAGCCAGCCAGTTTGCCGGTTTATGACGCTGCTCGTTGCCCGCCGCTTTGTGCAGGTCGTTGAGGTTGTAAAGGGATTGTGATTGGCGGATTGCCGTATCAGCGATGATGATGTTCATAACATAGTCCTATGAGGTTCAGTTTATGGATTGTCGCCTGTGTAGTAGGGCGACGGGTCTCAACTACCGCTCATAGACGGCTGACGGTATTCCCCGAAGGTGTTGTATTTCCGCCTATCAACCCGTCATAAACTGACTTCTCATGACCATGCGAAACGAACGATGGAGCACGGACACAAAAAAACCGCAATGTTGACGGATGCGGAAACCGCTATGAGTTAAGTAGTGAAGCTACTATACGAAAAAACCCCTGCGGATGCAATGCGCAGTTGTGCGTATGACACGCCCAACTGGCAGGAAAGGTTTTCATGACCATTTATTTCAGACTGGACACCGCCCAAAGGATGAGCGCGATGCCCATGCACGTCAGCAGGATTTTTACCCCGCTACCAAGGCTGGCATACAGGCTTTTCAGCGCTTCGTCTGCGCCCTGCTCGCTGGCTTTTGCTTCTATTTTCGTTTCCATATTGACTCCGAAATGTATCCACGAACTGAGGTTTTTGATAAAATCTTTCATAGGTTAGTCGTCCACCCGGTTAACTTCGTGTCGTTGGATGCGTCAACATCGCAACGACCTGTTTTCAGCCGCCCGTCAGGCGGCTTTTTTATTGCCTGTATCTGTGCTTCTTCCTGCCGCAATTAGACCAGTCTGGAATTTCTCCTGCCAGCGGCAATTTTCAATAGGACGCGCCTACTGAAAGCGGAAGGCTGGCGCGCGCCCATGAAAAAAGCCCCTGCGGATGCAAGGGCTTTTTGTAAATAATTCAGTAGCTAGGCTTGTTTTTATGGTAGCCTTGCCTATAATACACCTACCGGCTCAAGGGAGTCCGGCAAAGTAAACCCCCGGCTTTCGACGGGGGCTACAGAAGGAACTATGAGATGAAAGCACTCATCAAAATAGTTGTTCTGGTTACCTTATTGTTGCTGGCAATGCCAGCCTGGTAATTCAGACGGGGGGCGGTGTACGGCCGCCCCCTCTTTCGCAATATAGTCAAAGACAACGGAGAAATCAATGCCCAAGTCCCGCGCCCAAATCCAGAGGGAAAGCAATGCCCGCCGGGGCATCAAGCCCAAGTCGTTCAATCTGTCCGTGGAGTTCATCGCCGAGTTTGAGGCAGTGGCGAGGCAGCAAGGTCTGGCAAACAACGCGCTGCTCGTCGCCGCCCTTGCCGCCTACCGGGAAAAGCATGGGGTGTGATTATTCCATCGAGTTCTGCGCGGTGATACGGGCGTAGTCTGCGGTTTTCATCGTTGCAGTGGCAATGTGGGCAAACAGTAGCAAACTGCATCCTGACACCATCGCGCCAATGGAAATCGCAATGCCCACCATAGGTTTGGCGCTAAACAGTGCGGCGAGAAATGACAGCAGCGCGATGAGTATTACAAACCAGCCGATAAAGGCGACGAACTTGGCGATACTCAGTCCGCCCGCAAACTCGGTTGCGCTGATGTCCTGCGCCGGTTTTTCCCGATATCGGGTAACAGGCGCAGGGGCTGCGGGCGACGCCGCTGCGGATGCTGGCGCCGGTCGCGGACGGGTGACACCGATCTCAAACGGTTTATGGCAATGTTCGCAGCGGATGAGGTCGCCTTTTTGTTTGCCGGTTTCGATTTCACCGGCGCAGTACGGGCATTTGATAATGGGCATGGTGTCATTCCTGTTGGGGGATGACGCCTGCCAAGCATCGCCCGTGCCGCCTGCGTTTTTCATCGCCGGTTCAAGACAACGTTATGCTGGTTTCGGCCGCTCTTTCGCCTCTTTTGTCTCGGCTACCACCTCGACAGCGACGCCCTGCTCAATGAGCCATTTGCCAGCGGCAAGGGACGCGTCCACCTCGTCGCCGACCGCAAAGGATCGGTCGCCGTGGGCAAAGGGTTTGATGGCGCGGATTTTCATGTCGCCCCCTTATGCCTTCAGCGTTACGGTGAACGGGCTGGTCTGTCCTTCCGGGACTTCCGGGCTGCCGGAGAGCTGCAAGGTGTTAAAGTCTTCGCTGAAAAACTCAAACGCGCCGTTCGCGGAAAGGGTCGCCTTCGGGATGTGTACCTTGACGTCGGCCTTGTTGACGCGGTTGCGCCCGTCGAGCAGCAGCTCGCATTTGATTTGGCTGTCGGCGTTCGCCTGGATGACCCACGCTTCCCAGTTCGCTGTTTTGTAGCTGACTTTGATTTTGTCGCCTTTCGCCACGCCTGCTGTGTCCTTGAGCTTAATCATGCCGAGGCGGTGATGCACTTCGTAGTGTTCGGCGGCGATGGTGCTGTCGTCGCTTTTTTTGACCACGGTGTCGGTCTCGGTGAGGTAGCCGTGCTTGAGTTGCAAATAGCGCCCCAAGTCCGCCTCTACCATTTCGTCGGAGACGGTTTGCGCGGTCATCTGTTCGCGCGCGAGTGCGCCCTGGAATATCATCGCCAGGTTTTCTTCGTTGAAGTCGTCGAGGGTGATTTCCAGTTTGCCGGATTTGAGGATGACGACGGTATCGAGTACCGCGCCGTAGTTTTCGCGCATTTTCGAGATGCGCTGTTTGACTTCGGATTCCGTCGAGACGGAAAACTGGGTGGCGTTACCCATCGGCACCATGCCGAGGTCGGTTCGGTCAAGGCGGCGGATGTACAAGGTACCCTCGCCGATGAAACCGTCGTGTCGCAGTTGTG